ACGAAGTCTAACTAACTCAAAGAACAATCCAACAATATATTACTATATCTGATCATTCAGCGGTATGTTAGAGAATATAATAGTCACCAACCAATCTCTCTACCATTCGTCATACTCGATGATATCGTCGTCGCCGAGATCTATAATACCACGGGGTCCACTTGCAGTCAGGTTTAGGGATGCCACCATTCTGTCAATGTGTTCAGACAATCCTATATCAAATTTCAGTTCACTTGCTCCTATTGCTTCTTCGATTGTTTTGGGTTGATTTGACTGCATTGATTCGTCTATTAAATTATTTGTGTACCACTCGAGACTGGAGAATAACTTGTCTACGGAATTGTCAATTATGTGCGTCAGATCAATATCACTTGAATCTGGGACAGGGGCTAGCTCTGGCTGCCTCAGATATTTATACTTCATACGTTCCCTCACTTCTAACTCATTCGAAATTGCCTCAATACTTCTGATGCATATCAACCCACGGGCCATCATGTTATGAATTTCATCAAAAAGGTAGCTGATCAATCGATAAATTCGAATAGTTCTTGTGATGCGAGCAGGTGACTTCTTTTTAGAGATCATCAGATTGTGACAATATGTTACCCCATATGCATAATTATCATCTCGTGCTGCTAGTACCAGAAGCTTGATTGCCAATGTTAATTCTTGCTGATGTGATGACAATTTGTGTCTGGGTTGCGCAGCGAGCTCATCCAGTCTATCCATGATCGATCCGTGACCTGATGTGACAAATTGACGGCAAAATGTGTGTAGCCCCAGTACGATGTTGCACCATGTTCTAATTTCCTGTAATGGATGGTGGATCTTGAAGTATTTCAACAATGATTCGTCGCATTGTAATATGTCTATTGACCAGATAGCAGCTCGCCGCTCCGTCATCGCGTTTACATGTTTCTCATGGAAGGGTCTTGATTTCTCGCTGACATTTCCTATCTGTGGAAGCGAGATAGTCGTGTAGACAGTCTGTGTAGTTATTTGGAAAAATCGTGCCTTTGTTTCAACAAGAGATTTTCCCCTGTCCTGGAGACAATCATATGCGAACTCCAATCGTGCGCCTTCTCCAATTTCAGATGCATACCTTTTCAAATAATACTGCTGCTCTGCCTCAATGGAGTCGTCACATATCTTCTGGATGAATTGGTTGCCTTTATTCCCGGTGGGAATATAGAGGCTGATGGAATTTGGTTTGAAGCTCTCCAGTTTACTCAATCGGCATGCAGGGGACAACAACCTTGAATATGATAGGGCCATGGATTTGAAGATTCTGGAATCCTTCATATCAGGACCATTCCATTGTGCCGTTCTTGATGTGGGCACTCCTATGAGATATATCTGATACGGTTTCATTTGACTGCTGACTGCGTATGAGATATAATGATCATACGTAGGAAGGTGTTCAGTTGTGATGTTGTTGTATTCATGGATCGACAGTGAGTTGATGCGCAAGCTGTATGAGAGATTGTTCTCCTCTAAGAAGAGTAGCAAATCTAAAGAATTTCTGTCCGAGGCACCAGTGAAAGAGACATCAATATGGATAAAGTCAAATTCCGTGAGGAACTTCAACGTGGCCCCATTAAAGATATCATAATCTGGTCTAAAATTTATTTCGGGATGATAATTCAATCTCGTGAATGTGTCTTCACGTGAGAATGAATGAACTGACAATCCGAGATATTTTGCAGCGTAAATTCCGTCTCCTCTGCCAGCCGTTAGGTCACAGATAGACATGGTTTTATCTATAATGCCCTGAGAAAGCAGAGTGCGGAATAGAGCAAATTGTGCTCCCAATGAATCCGACCCCGTATGGCTAGTAAAACACTCGGGGGACGCGCCTGAAACACTACATAAGTGTGCATATTTGATTAAAGGATTTGCCTGTTCTATTGTGGCTAAGGCACTTAGAGGCAATTCGTCGAGAATGTATTCTATCTCTTCTAATGCAGGGGGAAATGCTTCTTCTCCAGTTAGCGGCGTCCAGGCTGGCATACTGGGCAGTGTTTCGGGAACCACTATATCTGCACACGTTGCATCAGAACAAATTGCACGTAAGCTTTCGATGATATCAGTCATCCTTGTTTCTATTATTTTCTCCACAAATTCAAATCCCAATATCATTAGTCTCACTTGAAGTTCCGGGTTTACGATCATCAAGGATAATCTAGCTAATCCCGTTTGTAAGAATTCTGATACCGAGGATTCTGTGTCAACTGTCAATTCTTGGTTGATCTTTTGTGTCTTGAAATGGAAGGTCAATATATATTCATGAATTAATGACTGAGCGAGGTTGAATCTATGCTCCTCATAACTAGATAGAAGGGCCTGATATTGTGACAACCTGATAGAAAGACGCGAAGAGTGTCTTCTATTCTGAGAAATTACAGAGAATCTCTGTACTAACAACTGGAACTCCGTATCGTTTGGTTGATTCTCTGCGATGGCATCTAAACACTGAGTCTGAAGGGATAGCATCACCTTGTTGGCTTTATCAACGGTTGTTATCCTGCTCCGTTGTTCCATTACAGCCACTAATCTCTGGGCTATTTCTTCTTCTTCTGCAAGTTCTGGATGTATCCTCCATTTTGGATCAATTTTGTTCAGTTTCATAATCAAGGGTTTCCAAAGATGGGTATCAACTGAGTCTGATTTGATGAACATGTAGTCCTTGTCCAGATCCCGTGAATATCTCAAGATTATATCATTCACGTAATTCTTTCCTACCTGTTCTGCACTCAGTTCTTCTGATAATGTTGGCATGAGTGCCCAATCATTAACGTTTTCCTCATGTAGATATGAATGTGATAGGTATCTGAATCTTGGTTTTGAGAGTACATGTCCTCTTATATCACTGTAGCACTGGAATGTTTTCCTCACTTCCCACGAGCTATGTCTTGGTAGTACAAATTGGACATCTTTTATGCCTGTAAGTCTGTTGAATCCATACCGAATGACTAGTCGTCGGAGGGAATCATACTTATCTTTTACTATGGCAATGATCAGTAATCTCATGCGTAAATAGTCAAAATTGATGTTGCTGTCTACTAAACCCATCATGGTAATCAATCTCTGGCTCATCTCTGTGGTGTAATGCAAGGACCGATTCATTTCGGACCTTATATACGTTGCGGTGCTGAATCGAATGTTTGGAATCCTATGTAATATTTCTCCTCCTGTTTCAGCTGGGGCAAAATGGAATAGTTCCTGGAAGGTCTGTCTGGTGAGAGTAGACAAAGAGAGATTGCAGGCTTTCAGAATATCAAGTTCTTCTAGCTCATTTTTCGGTAACGCCATCAAATTGTGCTTCATGAGGAACCATTTTGTTACTGCTACTAGTTTTGCAGCTAAAAGTTCCTCCTTGTTCCCCAATAATCTGTCATTGTCCAGGAGTTCTCCTTTGTAGAGGACTTCATTCCCAACTTTGGGATCATCATATACCCGAATACCATTCCGGTAATGTGTTGGTGCACACCGACGTACAGTGATCAGTGCTGCTGCTAGATCCGTTTCAGCGATTTTATCATCATATAACACTTCTTCTACTTCTATGAATGAAATCTTGGGGAACATGGTCACTTTTCGTGTAAGGAGACATTCTATTATATCGGATTTGGCTTCGAGATTGAAAAAATATGTCCGATTGGTCATTGATCCTGTTCGAATGTTCTCGATAGCTCTGTGACAAAGGGAGTTGCGTAATCTCGTGATATTTTTTACCTTTGTCAATAATCCAGAGCTGGTTTCTATTTTGCTAATCAGCAGATCTATGAAGTGGATTGAGGTATTTTCATGATAGAACTGAACAATCCGTGCATGAAAGTTGTTTCTAAATATTTCAACAAGCTCCTGCGCTAGTCCTTCACGATCATCTGATAAATCGAACATCTCTTTAATCTTACGATTCACAGTGAACCGTCTAACCATGCTTTTGATGGATTGTTGTACACTGGTGGTGGCAGGACAAATTCTCTGATCCGATGGCCAGGTGTTCGTAACTACTCTATCCTCCAACGTGTTTTTGACATCTTCCATTGCCACGCTTAATGTTGTGGATAAGTATTTCAGAAAATATGTGCTATTGCAGGAAAACTTATGTGTCCACAGATGAAGATAGTGTAACGACTTTGACATACCAATGCTATGTCCAGATAGCATTAGGTTTAGATGTAGTGAGGCACCTAAACCCCCTACTGATGTGGGTAGATACGTCCAAAAGAATAGAAGGTCTTGGAGAAATTCATCGTATACTTGTAGATAAAGCACTCGATCGGGACTATCTACAAGTCTTGACTCTGCTATCCCTACACCATAGATGGAAGTTAAGGCAGTTCTCAGTAGGTTCTCATTCATATGATTTGCGCTCCGATTGAGATATGCTGCGATGTCATTCTTGGCTGCTGCATATAAAGACGAGCTTTGGGTCAAATCTAACAAAGATTGTTCTTGCTTTGAATAGTAGAGTAAGTTCGATAATTTCTCTGGTAGCTCATGGGACGAAACCATACTATCATCATGAAGATGGGATAGTATCATATGGGGCATACGGCAGAGTAATAATCCTAACTTGTAATTTTTCAGGTAGGCACATGCCTCATGGTGATTACTCAGTTCCATAGCAGATGAGGCGGACGAGCAGATTCCGGAAACCTCTAGTTCATCTGAGACTAATACTGCATTGTTACCTGCGCTAACAGAAATGAGACGCTTCAATGTCGAATCAGCCCTCACCCCATCAGCATAGTGTTGCCTCAACATGGTGATGCGATGTTTTGATAGGTTTGTTTGAGAATATTTGATTGTCATTCCAAATTTAGTGCAGTGCTTCATAATCTTTGAAAATACGGATTGGATCATCGGCTCGGATGACTGTTTTATTTTCACAATTGCATTCACATCATCAGAGTACACCATTATGGTTTTCACATCCACATCAGTCATGATTCTCAGGAGTTTCATCATGAGTGTTGTATGTAAAGTCCAAAATGGATTCAGCCACCCCTCTATACCACCGTATTGTCCGTGGGACTCGATAACATTGTCCAGGTATTCATCATAGTGATAAACGGTGAGTTGTGAGAAATAATGTGCCAAATCCCCCCACCCGTCATAACCAAATAGATTCCCCAAGAACTCAGCTAATTCGTGCGTATTCTCATATTGCATTGACTGGTTGTGTCCTTCGATGTCTAGGAGAAGTGAATAGTTGTCAGGTTGTGATAGTTCTCGTGCTGCTTCATGAATTAGAGCTTTTCTCTTCTTGTCAGTGGGCGTCATCAATTGTTCATCAAAATATGACAGTGCTTTTTTCATACGTGCTGCTACCAAACTCAATGCGTGTTTGTTACTGAGTTCTCCATTAGCAAATAGCCTCGCCTCATATTTCTGTTCCCGTTCTTTTTCGATCAATCTTGCGGGATCTGACATCTCTTCCGCGGTCTCCTTCTGATGTGTTCTCCTCACACACCGTGCTTTTGGTCGGATAGTCCTACCAGCAAAAAAATCCTTCAGCTGATAGTTTTCAGTTTCGATAACTTGTAGCAGCTCCTTTCTGCTATCTCCAGGCCCGAATGAGATCTTTGATTTCAGGGCACCCTTGTCCTTTGCGAACTCCAGGGGGTCGTCTGTCAATGTATTGTCCATGCAATTGAATATTTTGAGTTCATCCCACCAACTGAGTGGTAAGGATTCTATTCTCTGGGTATCAGATCTACTACCGTACGTCTCGAGCATCTTGACCTTTGCCGGTGGTCCTATTATTTGTGGTATCATCTTGTGTCTTTTTCTGTATGCGATGAAGAATTGAAGTTTGGCTAACCTTGTCAGATTTTTGACTGCATGATGATCAACTTGACGTTTTGTATGCACTCTTTTCAGGAATTTCAGGACGCCGGCTTCGGCATTCACCTCTGCATAAAATATCAGTTTGTGTAGTGCGGATACTTCTTGGAGATGTGTGCGAGAGAGTTTGCATCCTTCTACTATGAATCTGCACAGGAAAGATTTTTCCGGGTAGACGAAACTCATTTTTCTGAGGAGGCTCAATGGTAACCCCATGTCATACGTTACCCCGGATATGATTAGATCTAATTTCCACAGTTCTTCAATTGCTTCCAGTATAGGTTTCCAATTCATTGCAAACGCTTCGTCGTAATCAGACATATTGAGCAGGAATCCTTCCAACGTTTTCATGAAATCAACTTGTTCTTTGTGGTGGCCTTCGTGCTCTGCAAATTCTATCATCAATTTGAACATCTGTATGGCCCATGCATACTCTTCGCAATTTTTCAATACATCGAGGTTATTCAATATATCGGCTATTGTAAATATATAATCAAGATATGATGTCGGGCCGCAGAACCAATAATTCAGAGCTTCATGATACATTCTGAAATGACCACCGCAGGCCATTATACAAAACCGATTCGATTTTCGATTTGATTGGTATATATATACACCATTAGAGAACATCGTATATGTTGCTTCATCACCAGAAGTCTGGACTCCCTTCACATTGAACAATGGGAAATTGGATTCCTTTGCTATATGTACCCGTAATCGTTGAATCATGATGATGAAGGAAGTATATTTTGATACGTTGGACACTGCGACTTCAAATGGGATATTGTCATTTGCACTAATTGAAAGATCATGTTTTGTTGCACGTTTTGCAAATGATAGTGTCGCTAGATTGATAAGATCTTCTCGATGTGAATATGATTGACGCCCACATCTCTTTAAAGAATCCATGTCAAATCGTAGTTCCCCACTGGGGATTACTTCTGCCTTGACACAATCTTCGAAAACTTTGTTCAGTGTGGTAAGCTGTGAGTAATGGTGACCGTGGATAATATCCTTGTCCCCTGCAAATGTCCCCTTACACAATTCATGTAATTCCCTTGGATATGGTATCAAAGGACTAGACAATCTTGCTGGCAAACGGACATCTGTGGGTTTTGAGACAAATGATTCCTTCTTCTTCAATGGCGTGTCCGTAGTTTCTATTTCAGGGACGATGTACTTTACGCTTGCATCCTCTAAGGAAGCAGCCTGGAGGTGATTTTCCAATTGAGGGGATAAATATTCTCGATAAGGTGATTCTTTAAGAATTTGATAGTATGCCATGGTTAGGTTCAAGATTAGATGGATCGGGGATGGTTTTTTTACTGGTTGTTCAGCATTTTTTCCCCGTGCAAAAGATATGCTGTTAATACTCTCCCCAGTTTCTAGCGTTCCTATTTTGACGGAACTCCTCTAAATCAGCTGCCACATACAACAGGAACATGGTATAAGGATATCTTCTGTTTCGGTGCTTGATATCGAAACTGCGAACCTGAATGGTACTATTTTGAGCAAGTCCGATTGCTATGAGGTTGTCATCGATTAAGTTTCTGAAGTACATGTTATGTTCAACATAGTACATTCTGCTCTTTCTCTTTAATTCATTTATTAATGAGACAACATTGATGGTTAAAGGTAGGCATTCGGCATCAAATACTTCGAATTCAACAATCACCTCATCCCAATCTCTACTAAAGTCACGGCGAAGTGTACAATTGATTGTCTCTCCAGTGATCCCTGTGACTTGAATGGTCTCCATGTTATAATGATATGTCTGAAGTAGTGATGTATCTATGATGTTGTTCAATTTGATTTTTTATAGAGAAAATGGGTCACAGGTCAATGTGCTGTGCACAATGTGCATCCTGGATAAAATAGTACTACTCAGGATTTTCAACGGGGAGTGTAGACATCCAGATTCTGATAACATCTTGGAGGTGGGATTCAACTTCAATGTTAGTGTCAAAAAAATGAACGTCCGGTCCTGTCAATTTGGCGTATTCGTAATCCTTGGTAGATTTACCTCTCTTTTTCAAATTTTCGCTCCATTGATATTCAGTTAATTGCACCTTCGTCAACAATGTGCCCCCGAGTGGCTGGCCGACAGGGTCAGAGGGGACCATAACAATCCAGAGATTTCCTACTAACCTGGGAAGGATTCGATTTGCCCACTGACGGTCGTACTCCTCCCAGTATCCAGTTTCTCTGGCCATTGTCCTTAGGAAAGATAGCTCTGCATCGCCCCTATAATTGTAGATAGTATCGGCTTCTACCAGGCCAGGAACTTTGTTGTGATAATGACTTTTACCGTGACCAGGTGGCATAACGATATATGTGATATACATCATTTTTTGAAGCCCGGAGTATCACTCGCGTTCACTGAGTGGGTGGCTAAATAGTTGTTATGATTTCTGAG